GTTGGTTTAATATGACGAATTGCAAAACCAATTGATTTTAAGAATCCAGTGAGCCCACCGATGTGGGCTCCACTTGGATTCATATGGTTGATCATGGCAAAACTTCTTAGAAATGTGTTCATCGAGTCTATAAGAAGAACCTTACTGTTTAATTGTAGAGGTTCCTCTTTAGTATTCTTTATGTTATCAAGGATATGTTTAAGTGTCTTGTTCATCATCATTATCGATTTCAATCATTGGTGATATTTTACTACTTTCTTCCCACTCGCTGTTATCTTCAGTAACTTGAATTTCCTCAATTTTAACTTCAGTACCAAACCATTCATGAGCGTGAGCAGCTTTATAAGCTTTCTCTTCATCTTTATCGTCTGGAATGAATCCATGAGGTGTAACAATTACTGTTGATGTGGTAGCGACTCCACAATCAGCATGAATTTTATCGATAGCGATCTTAGTACGTTTAGCAAATTCTACTTTTTTACCCTTATGTTGAGCATGAATCTTACTTGTACCACTATTTGTAACATTACCAAATGTGATAACAAGTGAAGCATCCCAATACATTGTATTACCACCTTTATTAGTCATACGAGGTTGACTCATAGGAGTTAATGCTGGTTGAACACCTGTTTTATTAATAACAAAAAATGTATTAGTAAATTGAGATGATTCTTTACGTGATAGAGGTATTTTCTGATTAATGAAATTACCAAATTGTTGAGACATAGCTCCAGCGTTCCACATTGGATTATTCTTACCTTGTTCAATACTCATATCACATGGTATAGAACCTACTGAATCCCATAGAAAACATAAGTCATGAGGTAAGTTACCTTTCTTTTGTTCATCTAAGATATCAGCCATAAACGCTGCTACATCCTCAATTGAATTAAGAGTTGATCTATCAACATATAGAAAGAAACCCTTGTAATTCATTACTTCACCTGTAGCTTCATCAGGTTCAGCTTCACATTGGAAGCCCATTTTTTGAGCATGAGCGAAATCCCATTTCATTTCAGTAATGATGAACACCGGTAAAATGCCCATTTTCTGAGCATTTACCGCTGTTTCAATCATTAGAGTTGTTTTACCTGTGTCCGAGCCACCTCTAGCTATGGTTATGTGTCCCATAGGTACGCCTGGTATTGATAAGGCATCTTGTACTGCAGGTGAAAATGGAATCCACTTTTGTGCTTTAAAGTTAGACGATGCGTCTAGCTTTTTAGTTTTCTTGAACTTGTCAAGATCAAATGTACCTTTAATTGCTTGAGATACACTCGCATTTACACTTTTGGATTTTGCCATTTTAATTACTTGTTAAAAAGTTCATCAAATTCATCTTCATCAAACCCTTTCTTCTTAGTGTTAAGGGCATAGTTAGCTTTAGGTGCCTCTTGTACTGGTGTTTCAGCAACTTCTTCAGTTGTTTCTTCACTACTGTCTTCAGATGGCTCTAACCATTCCATCAACATTGTTTTCATTTCATCAAACTCATACTTTTTGTAGAGCGACAAAACATCAGGTTGTTCACTAATCCATTTCTTAATAACATCATTGTTATCAGACAATGGACTAGTTTTTGGTTTAATACGGATAGATGATTTGTTGAACTTAGTACCAGTAACTTCTGGACCAACTGTGTCAACTGTAAGATCCCTACCTTCCATAATATCAGTATAATCTCCGATATCCTCATCCTCAGCAATACCTAACAATTCAAGGTACATTTCTTTACCAAATTGCCACATGCGAACACCTTTATCTTCTTCGCCACGGACAATAACAGGTACAAATACCCTCATTTTAGGTTCAATCTTCTTAGCTAATGACCAATTTTCTTTGTCACTAGTTTTACGAAGCTGTTGAGCAAATTCAACAATCGGATCCTTCTCGCCAAAGTTAGATAATGACAACATGGTTTTGTTTCCAATACCATAATGGAACATTACTTCTTTGAACGGATTTGCCTTGTTGAATTTAGATGGAACAATACGAATCACTGATTTACCTACAGGTGGAACCCAGAAATTCTTAGCGCGGTCATCTTTGTTGCCGCCGCCTTTGCCTTTGTTTTGCAACGATTGCATACGTTGCTTGATCTGATTCAAATCCATAACTGTTTATTATTTTAGAATTAAATATAATGTAAGATCAGCCGGAGGCCAAACTTAGATATTAACTATCTTATAGATAGTTGTTTCTAACTTGCGAAGGTCTGGACCGTTTGTTAATAAGATGGTGTTCTTATAGTCAGACCAATTGATTTTATAATTGGGATCAGCATAACCATTGTTTAATGATTTGATTAAAGTATTCAAAGCATTGATTGTATATAAAGAATTTGATTCTTTTTTACGATGTAATAATATAGTGTTTGGCAACACTGACATAGTACTTAGATTGCCTGGATCAATATTATATGTGCATATAAATTCATCACTATCCTTAGACTCTAAAATAAAAATTTTATTGAATAAGATGGAATAGCGGCTAGCTATAACCTCAATTGTTTCATCTATGTCTTCCTTCTTTGAGAAGGTTGCGAATAACTTGTTTGCCAATTCCTCTATAGTTAAATTCCAGGTCATAAATATGTTATTTTTTTGTCAAAGCGCCATAATTTTCACCAATACTCATTCGTGTTGGAAAACCATCTGCTTCAAGTTCTTGTTTAATTTTTGGTAATAATGTTTTAATATCCTCCTTAGCCACGTCTAATAGAATTGAATCATATGTGTATAATACTATTTTAGTTTTTTTACCTTTTAATAGTTTTAATACACGTTCTAATGTTAATGTATTATAATATGTTTCATAGGCCTGAATTAGGTAGCTTAGTATTTTATTTTTATTTGGATTATCTATTTTTACTTGTGGTATAACAATACCTGTTGGTAATATTAGACTATTAAGTTGGGTTGATTTAAATTCTTTCCATCTAATATCTAACCACTCATTCAGTTTACTAAAAAATGGAAACCAAGCATATTCATCTCTAATACCACCATATATGTTTTGAAACATTATTTCTTTAGGTACTTCATCATATGGTTCACCTTCAAATGTATAGCCAATCATTTTACCAATTATACGTGGATGGTAAGCGCTATAATCAAACTCAACAAATATATAATTATTTGGCTCAAATGACTCACGTGCTACACCCTTAGGTAAAGCGGCGAAATTAACACCATTAAATGCGTTTGAAGGGCGAGTAGTTAAATTATATAAATTATATTGTGTATAAACTGTATTCCCGTAAATCGAATTATCTTTCCAAGTAGTTTCAAAATGTTTATTAAACTTACGTGGATCAATACCTATACCGTTTTTCTCTATTTCATATAATACATTAGTAAACGGACCATTTAAAAACTCATTAGCTACATGCCATTTAGAAAAAAATAATTTTTCAACTAAATGTTTATATATATTTTCCCATTTCTCATAATGTTTAGAAATTGGTATAAGTGTATTTAGCTCATTTATATAATATTTTTCACGATTAAAGTCAGTGTGTACTTTAGTATCAAATTGTGACTCATCAACATAATTAATAAAATTAAAATCTTGTAAATTATGTTCTGGTAGGAAATATAAATGGAATTTTTTATCTAAGACATAAACAAGCTCAATATCAGAAAGAAATTGTTTAACTGTTTCCCAATCTAATTTAAACGCTTCACTATGATCTATAGGTAATATATAACCTTTTTCTCCATCATTATAATATACTAAACATGGTTTAGTTAATGATGGATGTTTATTATCATTTGTAGTGATAACATTAACAAAACAAGCATTATGCTCTGGTTTATCTAGTTGTGAAAGTTGTTCTTTTGTTTCTACTATATAAAACATAACCTTTATTATTAGGTTAAATATATAGTAAAAATTTTAGGTAACCAAATTTAAAAAGCAAATTGAAGTGGATCAGTTATAAATAAAGTTATTTTTGGTATAGCTTTTTTCTCAACATCTTGTAAAGATCGTAAGTTAGTATCTATAATACCTGATTCAATTCTGATATTGTTATAATAACTATCATGTAACGGTCCTGTTAGTCTCCAATTAAATGAAGCAAATCTATAAGCTTTAATAATATTTGAATTTTGAATAGCGTTATTGAATGTATTTTGATTTAATTCAACAATATTATTCTCTGGTTGGATTGATGATTTTAATTGAACTACATAACGAGTAAAATATCCTTTGTTAAAATCAGCTAATGTAGGCTGTATAATATCATTTTTTAATAAAGGAGTATCTGTATTTTGATTATATATTTTTGTAAATGTTTTAGATATAGGATTGTTTTTAGATATATAATTTAAATCAAAGTTTGATGTATTATTATTTAATAAATTGGTTAACTGAATAGAATTACCAGTGTGTTCTTTTCCTGTCCAATATCTGTTTTTAGTATCTTTATGATAGAATCCTTTATAGCTATTTCCACTAGGTAAAACAAATTGATGTCCCTGAGTGTATCCAGTTTCTATTATATTTGATGGTGATATATACATTTTATTACACGTCTAGTTTATAATATCCTTCTCCATTTATATCTACTTCTAATGATGTTATAGGAGCAGCGTTACCTTGAATAATAAAACCAAATTGTCCTATACTATTTATATAATTTTGAACTTGACCAAGTAAATAAGCATATACTTCTTTTAAATTAACAACGTCTTGATCTTCATACACAGGTACTTGTCTAGCATCTTTTCCTTCAACTCTAAATCCAGTTTGTATTTTCTTTTTTGTTACAAACGCGGGAACACCATTTCCTCCATTCTCAAAAAATGCTTTAGGATCAGTTCCAAAAAATTTATATAAGAAGAAATCATTTTCTTTTACAAATCCATCTTTTATAGTTAAATTTTTAGTTAAATTAGTAGTGTTTAAAAGATATTTATCAAAACTAATTATAAATCGACCTATCGCATCTCCAGGAACTGTTGTTCCGTCTGGTAATACTATTTGTGTAAATTCATCAAAACTGCTTGTTGGAAAATTAGGAAGTGAAGTATTAGTTTTATTTTGTGTCCACCATGCTTCCATATATTTTTTTAATCCACCACCATAATTTTCACCTGTAAATCCTAAACCACCTGCTAAGCCATCATTTTTAGTTGTATCATCACTTATTCTATATAATGCTTTTTGAGTATTACTTGGACTAAAATAAGATGTGTCCATTCCTGGTCCATTAATAACAGCTTTAGTGCCCGCTTCAAATGGTGCTTTTAATTTATTGGCTCCATCATCAGTCATTATTCTAACAAGAAGATATATAATATAATCTACCATAGCGTAAAACACATAAGCTCTGGATTGGTTTTGTGCTTTTAATGTTTCAATAGCTTTTTTTAATTTAGCTTTATCAACATCTGAAACCTCATATCCATCATTATCTAATAAACAAATTTGAGTTTTTAAAGTAGTGACCCAATCATTATTTTGTAACATGTGAGAGACACCTGTTATAACGAATCCTAAATTTTTATTGTAATAATCTCTAGGTAATATAGATTTATCAATAGTGAAAATTTGTCCAATAACAAATCCACCAATACCATCTAGTGTTATTTCTAATTCAAAAGGAATTAAAGCTTTAAAATCAATATCTTTACCATTTATTTGATAATGAAGTGTTTTTAACATACTTCCAGCATTAGTTATTTCCTCATCAGTTGGTGTTGTAATAGAATTAAACCCTCTTTGACCAGTAGAGTCAATACCTAAAACTTTAGTTTTAATATATTTTTCTAAAGCACTAATATTTTGGTATATTTGAAAGTAATATAAATTTTCATCTGTAATCATTGAAGGAACTTCTTTATTTCCTTCATCAAATGTCATGTCGCGTATAACTCTATCTTTTAGCCCTTTATTAAACATAGCTTGAGTTGAGTTATATATATCACCTAAATTAGCTGAGCT